CGCGCTCTGGACTCGAAATTATGAATCCATCGACGATGGGCTCAAGTGTTGTAACTGTTACTTGCATTGAATTAGGGCTAATTTCCCACTTCAATCCCTGCACTTGCAAGGTCTTGACAATAACCGAGCCATCAGGCTGGATATTAGAAATTCTCACATTGGTGAAATAGTCCAAGCCAATCATTGTGTCAGTGGGTACTGCTGTGTCTAATAGGTCAACAGTCATGGCATCAATGCGGATTGTGGTCTCAGCCCTAGTTGCCACATAAGTTGCGGCAATGTTAAGGGCATTGGCATCTGTGTCAATTACTAGGTCTTGTGCTGAGTATTGATGTTGGAAGTATTTAGTCGCGCTGGCGGTATTGATATATACCTGCGCTGTGCCTCCTACACGCTGGATACTTGCCTTGTTTATAATCAGCTTATCATCAAAGGCAAAAACTAGGTTCTTGTACGGGATACCGCCTGTCTGGTTAAACTCAATAGGAGTGCCAGAAATAGAGGAAGCCACTTGGTTGCGGCTCTTAAAAATTGCTGTGCCAGCGCCGTCCATGTAGAACGCACCCTGCTCTGAGAATTCTGCGTTCTTGATTGCTTCCAGAGAAGTTCTTAATGTTCCGGGGTCTGTTTGACATAGAGATTGTCCTGTCGAGATGGTTCTCATGCTTGCTGGGAATTCTACTTGGTCAAGAATCTTCCCTATGCGTGTGCCTGTTGCCTGTCCTGCACCTGAATCTGTAACAGTTGTAACCTGAGCCAAGTTGAACAAACGAAACGCATCAGCCGCGTAGATATCAACGTATCCTACGTTTTCAGCTTGGTCGTAAAAATATCTGTACTCAGTTGTATATCCTGAGAACAAAAACTCCTGGGCTGTCGCTGTTGTAGCTGATACACGAATCTTGCGCAGCGGTACAAGGTAAGGATAATAGATAGAAGAAGTGTTTTGAGGATTCCAAGAGCCATCATTGTCATAGACGCGGATTACCGCTGTGCCGGCTTGGTAGGTGTCAGATTGAACATTGCGTCCGTTGTCAATAGTAATGCTGCGAACAATGGGAGTAAGGTCAACGATAGGTGTCGCAACTGTAGAAGCAGCGAGCTGACTAACTCCTAGGATTCCGTTCTTGGCATCGCCAATCGTAAAAGGAAATCCAAACTGAGCGCCGGACGAGAAGTCAAACGATACCGAGATGTCTGCTGGCAGCGCCATAGTTAGCGCCCAGTTCTGTTAACTGATGAGCCAATGCCTGATAGCGATGAGTCCTGAAGCGCTGAAGCTACTGCCTTGCCATCAATTTGAACAACGATGTTGCTTTGTGAGCTAGAAGGGAACAGATAAGGCCCAGCACCAAACTGTGAAAGATTGCCCGTTGATGGCAGTTTAGCTACATTCGTTGCTGGCATAGAAGGAACTGTAGTTGGTCTGTCAAAGACATTGTTCTTAACTAGGCTTTGTCCATACTCTGCTAGTGACGGGTCACTGACATTAGACTTGTTTACAATAGTAGACACAGCGACAGCAGTATTAGTTGTGCTTGTGGTGTTCGCGGCCCTTTGTGCTTTTTCTAAAATCTTGTCGAGGTAAGCATCCCATGCCGCAAAAGGGTTCTTGGCAGGAGGAAGGTCTGCAAGATGCTTTGCTAAATCTTCGCTTAAGCCCTGGGCTCTTGCAATCTCGTATGTAAGCGTTTGTACTTGCTTTGTGTTACCGGTTAGTAGGGCAAACTGTAGTTCTACGCGCTTGCGGTCTTCGTCAGATAACTTACCCTTGAGAGCAGCTATAAGTTGAACCTGCTCTAAGTCAAAGATTGAACCAGCCTTCTTAAGTGCTGCCTGTTTCTTTTGTTCTTCTGTAAGTTTTTTTTGATTAGTTATTGACAGTTTGAGAAGCTTGGCCTGTTGTTCTGCCAGCTTCTTTGCATCTTTTGCCGCTTTTTCTGATGCCTTATAACCTGAAACTGAATTGTTTTTAGGGTCAAATGGCGCTGCTCCTGCCATCTGCTGACTGGCTACAAAGGCATTAAGGTCTCTAGTAAACTTTTCTCCGCCGCCAAATAAATCAAAATTCTTAGGGTTAAAAATGTAGCGAGTAATAAAAGCAAACTTCTCAAACTCCTCGATTGCATTGACTGTAGATTGAGCAAGTTTGTCAATCTTTCCAACTAAGCCTTCTACGCCGCTAGAACCGCTTGACCTAATAAGCGCATCAACTAATCCACCGCCTACAATTTCAGCAAAATTACCTGTAGCAATAGATATTGCTTCCATCTTTCCTGCTGCTGTGTTGAGGTATGCTACGTTAGCGCCTTCAAAAGTCTTGTTAATCTTCTCTTGAATCTCGTTAAAGGACATAGAGGCCAGTTGAGCTTTTGTTAGTCCTAGGTAGTACTTTTGAAGTCCTCTTGTGTTACCTACATATGCGCGTGATAAATCTGCCGCAACTGTGGTCAAGTCGTAACCTGAACCTCTTGAGGCTTCTATGGCAGTTGTAAGTAACTTCTGTGCTTCCGTGACTGAGCCTGTCGTGGTCAGCAAACTCTGGAAGGCCGGCCTTAAAACGTCATCGGCAATCGAGGCAGACTTCTCAAGCCCGGCAATAAAGCCGTCTATGTTTGTTTGTTCAAAAGATAGTCCTAGATTCCTGACTACGTTTGTAAGCCTTGCTGCTGACTTTGCATCCTCGTTAAATGCTCGCACTGCTGCTCTGCCAAAAGCTGTAATGGCTACTGTGCTAAGAGATATACCTAAAGCGCGCCCTAGTTTTGAGGTACTCTTTTGAAGTTTGTTAACTGCCTTGTCAGCTTTGTTAAGTCCTGCTGCATCAAAGATGGTTGCAATGCGTACTGCTAAATCTGTCTGCTGCGCCATCATGCACCCCTTGACTTAAATAGTCTGCCGCCGCCGGCTTGCTTGACTTCTATAATTCTCATGTTTGCCTTGTTAAAGGCTTTCATTACTGCTGCTGTGGTCTTGCCGTTATCGTCAGCCCAAGCCCTAAAGAGTAAGCGCCCCTTTGTTTTACGAGTTCTGCGTCCTGCTGAGTTGCTGCGCTGTGAATCAATTAGCGGTGGCAAAGCATCAATAAACTGCTTTCCAGCTCTAGGGTTAGCGCTGTTTGAGATGTCCTTGCCTGACTCCCAAGCAGGAACGTACTGACCATTGCGGTAAGCAGTTACACGTCTTGCTGCTGGCTGCCCTTGAGGATTTTTGCGCCCTGCTGTCTCGTAGATTGCGCCGGCTGCTGACTTGTTATAGATAGCAGCTAGAGTTCTAAAGCCTCGCTTGTTTGGTTTAGAAGGCGCTGCGCTGTAAGTAATGCCGCGCCGAATAGTTGCAGAGTTAAAGGCTCGGTATTCCCAGTCGCCAACTTCATTGCCCCAACCACTTAGCGGTGACTCAGATGGCACAAAGCCACGCGCCCTGTTTGTCAGTGAGCGCAGGTGTCCTGAGATTTCCTTCTGAACATCCTTGGCAAAATTAGGAGTGTATTCCTTCATGGCTTTGCGAAGTTCAAGAGCGCCGCTTACTTCTGCTGGCATCGTCTCGCTCCTTCGCTAAGTCCTTGAGGACTTCTACATGTGCCTTGAACGCCACTGCCGGTAGTTCGACAATGGTTTGGAAGGGAACTCCATACTCGTAACTCAAGCGAGCTGCGAGATAGGTGATGGAGTTCCTATCCACCCTTAGACTAAAGGGTCAGATTCTAAGACCTCAACTGACTTGAGAGTCTCAAGGAATGATTCCCCAAAAGGCTTGACTGTTTCACCTGAACGTCTAATTGCTTCCCAACATAACCAGTAAACATCTGACTGCTTCTGGTCTTCTATAAGAGCCTTGTGAAAGCCCTTCTTGGCGTATTGTTCAAAGCTATATTCAAGCACAGGAGTTATCTCAAACTCTTGCACTTGTCCATCAGCCCTTGTTACTTTGAGTTTTGCCATTGTTAGCCCCTTAGTTAGTTGTTATGCGCTTGTGACTACGATTGTACCGGATACGTTCCAAGTTACTGACTGTGTTGAGATATCTCCAACAGCGCCGTTAATAGGTGTGATGTTATTTACGAGGCATGTCATTGTGTAAAGAGGGTTAGTCGCTGATGTTGCGGCTGATGTCTGCTTGACTGTAACTGTGGTGTTTGTACCCCAAGTTGAGTTTAATGTTTGAAGTGTCTTTGAAGTCGCTTCATCATTAAAGAAGTCGATTGTAATAGAAGATGCTTCTAGACCCTTGACGAACTTGTGGCCTGAATCTCCCATTGCTGTAACTTCAAGCTCATCGAATGAGCGGTTGATTGTTACAGACGATACTAGAGTTGAGAGGTCTACCGCATTAACAGTTAGAACTACTCCATTGCTTAGATATACTGCCATTTGGTTATTCCTCGTCCTTCTTAGTTGTTGGTTTTGGTGCTGCTGGCGCTACCTGACCGATTTTAATCAGGAAGGCTTCGTTCTCTTTTTCCCACTGTGCCAAATCGGTCACGATTAGCTCCATTCCGTTAGGGTACTGATTGCAATGTCGCAAGTCAGTAAATCTCCAGAAGCGATTGACATCACGCTTGGTGCGCTGACGCTTCCTACGTTAAACACGATGCTTGAAGCATCAAGTAATTGAAAGACTCTTACTATGTCATCTTCCATGCCGGCAAGATTCCCAGCATTGTCCAAAAGCGGCACAAGAATCTGCAAACGAAAATTAGCTAAAGGAGCTACTGATGTGCGGTCATTATTGGTAGGAGTAATGTAAGGGTCTGCCGGAGTCAAAATTAGGCTGTTGGCTACGGGTGTAGCAGGTGGAAATGAATACACGCTGTACTTTGTATTGTCAGTTAATGCTGCCGCAATAGAACTGCGTAGTGTAGTTATTGCTGGCATCAGCCCACCATCGAGTTAGGGCTTAGGTATGGTGAAAGCAAACCACGAACTCGAGCCATTAGCTGTGAAGACATAGCGTACATGCTACCAATAGAGCCGTCTGGGTTCATGCCGTTCCCTGAGTTGGTTTGGCGAGATGTCCAGATAGACACGCAAATCATAAGACTGGCTTCTTGAACTGCTGAAATAGTTGTGTAATCAACGTAAGTATCTGCTGCAACCTGACCATAAGGATTGATTGGGTGATAAGCGTTATCGGTAGTGTGGTTGGTTGTTACGTTAATGCTTTTCTCACCAACTCCGGTGATTGTCTTTGTGCCATTAAACTTAGTGCCAGATTTAGTAATTGCAACTGACTGTCCTACATAGAATACGTCTTGAACATAGTCATTAAAGTAAAGAGTTCCTGTTGTTCCGACATTGCTGTGTGCAATTGCAGGAGTCGTGTTAGTCCATAGAAAAGGCAATAAAACATCGTCAGCGGCATCGCAAACAGATTGAATCGTTGCGTCTGAATACAGAGTGCCAACGCCAAGTGCTGCTTTAAGTTCTGCAACTGTGGTGATGCTCATTATTGTCCTTTCTAAAGACTAGAGGGAGCTGCAAGGGCTCTGGCAGCCCCCTCTAGCGACTTAGTTCAAGCTGATTAGGCTTGGAAGTTGTAGCGGTAAACTCCGCCACCATCTTTAGCAACGTAAATTGCTAGGTATCCGTAAAGGTTGATTTCAACCTCACCAGATGTAAGGACGTTTACGCGAAGCTGGGTTGTTGGTGATTCCCATGTGTAAACAGATGAAGGTGCAACAAGGAACATCGAGTTATCGCCTGTACCTGTTGTAATATTGTGGTCAACAATGAGGTTTGTACCAAGTACGTCACCGACAACTGAAGTTGGGCGAGCTGAACCTGATGTGTTCATTGGTGATGCTGCATTGTAAAGTGCGCGACCTGTGGTGTCAGCGTAAGACATAATCTGACCCCATTGTGAAGGTGATGCCACGAGTGCAGATGCGTAGTCTCCGCCTGTGTTGCCGTAAATCTTTGCAGCGTTTACAGAGATGAATGATTGAAGAGCTGATGATGATAATGCGCGACCATCATCTTGCTTTCCGTTTGCTGTCAAAGCAGCGATGAGGGCTGTATCTGTTGCCTTCTCGTATGCCTTGCGAAGTTCTGCCATTACGAGTTCCATGAACGCAGGTGATGAGCGGTCAATCAACTCGAATGAGATGCGCTGGAGACCAGAGAACTTGTTAATAGTTACTGTGTCATAAGCAGAAGTCATGCCTGTTTCAGA